GTCGAGGGTGACGCCGCGGAACTGCACCCGCTTGTACGGGTCGGTCCTGGCCATCAGTAGTCCAGATCCGCCGGGTCGGGCTGCTCGGCCTCGGGCAGGAACGACGGCGACGCCGGATCCCCAACCGCGCTACCGGCGATGCTGGTCAGCACGGACACGAGCGCCGCGACCGCGGCGGCCAGCAGCGCCTGACCCCAGGCCGCGCCGTCAGTGAGCACGAATCCAGCAGTGATCGCGGCGACCAGCGCCTGCGCGAACGTGCGCACCGCCCGCTCGGCGGCGTCGATCCAGAATGCGCGGCTTCTCATGGTGTGCCTCCTTGGTAGATGCGGTCGGCCAGGACGAGTAGCACGGCGAGCACGGCGGTGATCGCGGTGATCACCCCGACCCAGTTGACCCGCGGCGGTTCGTGGCTTTCGATTTCGGCGAGTTGCTGGCGCATCCCGGCGATGTCCGTCTCGGTGCTTCGCAGCCGCCGGTCCATGTCGGTGACCGACGAGGTGAGCGCGGCGTTGCTGGTGATGATCGCGTCCAGCTTGCCTTCGACGCGGGCCAGCGCGACCTGCCAATCCTGCTCGGCGGTCATGACGTGGAGTTGGTGATGAGTCCGAGGTTGGCCAGGGCGGTACACAGCGACGTGAGCGCCGCGTTGGATCCGCGGGAGCCGGACACAGTCGGCTTAGCTATCGGCACGGCCCACTCGATAACGGCGTCCTCGTTTATGTACTGGTCAGTTGCCAGGCCGAAAGCCTTATTGCCTCCGTACTGCGCCGTGAGAATCCCGCCCGACACATGGTCGATATTGATACCGGTCGATAGAGCCGTGCCGCCCTCCCCCGTGGCGATATTGCCCGTGAGAACCACGCGGGCATCGGTCTGCCCGAACCCTGCCCACCATGACAGGCAGGTGAAGTGTGCCGTCCCGGCTGGCTCCGCGCAGTTGACCAGGTTGTTGGCGCAGTGGCTTGCCCATCCGTCCAGCATCTTCATGTAGAGGCCGGTGTACCAACCATCCGAGGCGTTCTCACCCCCGAAGTCCTCGACGTAGTTGTTCGTCACAACGGTGGCGAAGCAGTTGTCCAAGGCCAACCCGCCCAGCCGACAGCCGTACAGGTGATTACGCGAGATCACCCAGCCAGCGGCCCGTGCAAACTTGATCCCGTTACCTACTTGGGTCAGCAGATTGTCTCGACAGAATCCGTCCAGGTTGCTGCTCCCGTTACCCGACTCCTGCCGGATGCCGTCTCCACCACAAGTGTCTATCCGGTTTCCCGTGACCCGGTTCTCCGAGCACGAGTTGGAAACGTAGGAACCATCGTCTGTGTAGTCGGTCAGTAGGATGCCGTGCGCGGGGTTGTCTGTGAAATAGCAGTCCTCGATACGGGACCAAAAGGCGTTGAGGACTATCCCGCTGGCGTCAGACGTTGGGTTGCCCGCTGCGTTGCCGTCGATATGCAACCCCTTGACGAGTACCGGGTTACCGCACAGAGAGGCGTCGTCCAAGAAAGCGTCCGACGCCAGAACTCCCGAGCGCCCAGCGGCCCCCGTGATGTTGGAGCCGTCCTTCTGCCGGATAACCGCGCCGCTGCCGGTCGCCAGTCCCTCACCGACGTAGGACAGACCGCCGCGCAGCCGTACAGGTGACGACACGAGATAGACCCCCGCAGGGAAGAACACGGTAGTCCCCGCAGGGGCGGCGGTGATCGCCGCCTGGATCGCCGCCGTGTCGTCGGTTACTCCGTCGCCGGTCGCCCCGTAGTCCTTGACGTTGATGACGGCCTGGTTGGCCAGCCGCGCGGCGACGGTGGCGGCCTGCCCGGACGGGTTGGTCCCGAGCTCGGCCTGCACCGCCTCGATCGCGTCGCCCAGGTCGTTGTGCATCGCCCGGTGGGTGCGCCCGCCGACCGCGTCGGACAGCAGTTTGTCGGTGGCGATGGTGGCGAACGAGTCCAGGCCGGACGGGTAACTGGATGCCATGAGGGCATGCCCCTTTCTAGGCGGCTTCGTAGCGGATGTCGACGATGATCTGCTGGCCGGACGTCAACTGCGTGGTGTACCACGCGCCGGACACCAGCAGCCGCACCGTGTTGACGGTGTCGATGACCGCCGCGCCGACCGCGCCGGTGGCCGGGATCACGAACGAGCCGAGCCCGGTGTTGCCCGAGTAGGCGGCGGTCGGCAGGGTCAGCGTCACCTGCTGCCCGGCGGTGCCGTTGCTGGACAGGGTCGCCGCGAAGTAGGCGTGGACATGGCCGCCGACTTTGATGTAGCGCGACATCGCCGAGGCGGTCACCGTCACCCCCTGGGTCAAGGTGGGGGTCCAGGCGGTGTAGCCGCCGCCGGTCGGGATCAATGGGACGTCGCGGAACGTTGAGCCGTTGGACACCTGCGGGGTCTGCGTCGTGGTGTTGAACACCACCAGACCAGCAGGTTTCTGCGGCCCGGTCAGCGCGTCGATCGCGGCCTGCGACAGTCGCCGGACGATGCTGCCGCCTTCCAGCGCGGTGATGACCGCCGAGATCGCGGCCACACTGTCGTTGTCGTCGCCGCCGGCCGGGGCCGGGATGTCGTGGATCGTCGAAGGGCTGCTCATGGCATCTCCATCGCTAGCTCGTCATAGGTCTTGCCGGTGGCCTTCTCGTCGTTGAACGTGCCGTACTTGACCTTGCGTTGATCCCAGGTCATGCCGGCGGCGGTGTCGATCGTCAGTCGCAGCCACGCCGGGACTTCCGCGCGGATCGCCGCTGCCGTGGCGGTCGGGTCCGGGGTTTCGGCGGCGTAGGTGCGCACCCGAATTCGCGCCGGGTCACCCAGATACGGGCATTCGACGAACACCCGCCGCGCCCCGGTCAACGTCAGCCCGACCCGCTGCACGATCGCCGCCCGGTTGCCCCGGTATCGGGAGGTGTCCGAGGCGATGAATCCGCGGCGGGCCTGCGGCGGCACCGACGTCAGATCCACACCGCCTGCCGCTGCCACCCACGGCAGCCGCGCCGCCGGGACGGTCATCGGGTCGGCGGTGGTCTCCCGAAGCACGTCCACCTGCGGCTTCACCGGCAGGCACAGCGCGCCCAGCAGCGCGTAGACGGTCCCGTCGTCGTCGTCTCGGACGTACTGCGGCAGATAGGAGTAGGCCAGATCCGTCAGATAGGTGGCGACCTGCGCGGCGGCCGGGTCGACCCACGGCGGCAGCGTGCCGTACCCGATCGACGAGTCGTACAGGTCGGCCAGGTCATAGGGCGCGCCGCCGTCGTACAGCCCCATCAGGTCACCGTCACCGTCAGCACACCCGGATAGGCCACCTGATCGGCGGCCAGGGTGACGTCACCGGCGGGCAGGGTCAGCGAGCCGACGTAGTCGACGCCGGGCACCGCGGCGATCAGCGCGATCAGCGACGTGTGCCGCACCGTCTCCCCGAACGTCCACGTCTGCGGGTCTAGGTAGCTGCGCAGCGCGTCCTCGATGGCGGCCTTCACGGTCGCGGCGACGAATCCCGGCTCGGCGGTCGCGGTGGCCGTCACCGACACCGACGACAGCGACGCCTCGTTGACGTGCACCGTCACCCCGGCGGCGGTGATCGCCTGCATGGCCTCCGCCAACGCGGCGCGGTCGCCGGACGGCACCTGCCCGCCGCGGCCGTAGCAGGCCACCGTCACATGGTTGGCGTCGGTCCCCGCACCGGGTGCGGGAACCGTGCCGGTGCCGTTCCACGCCGGGATGGTTGACGCGTTGACCGCGCGACCGTCCTCCAGCACGTAGGCCGAGAAGTGGTCGGGGACGACGAGGCTGTTGGTGACGCGCGCGAGCCGCTGCCGGGCGCGCAGCACATAGGCAGCGTCGTCCTCGGGGTCGGCGCCGCCGGAGAACCCGCCGGTGACCGCCACGGACAGCACGTTGGGGATGACGTCGAGCACGTCGACCGACGCCCCCACCCCGGCCCCGTTGAGCAGCGACGTCGCCTCGGTCGTGGCGACGCTCAGCGCCGCCGCGGTCGACGCGGTCACCGCGGTGTCGGCGGTGGTGGCGACCTCGATGCCGTACTCGGTCAGCGCGAACGACGTCCCGGCCGGGACCACGGTCGTCACGCTGCTGTCGAACGTCACCGTGATCGTGCCCGTCGCGGGGCTTCCCGGCTGGCGGGGCACCTGGAACAGCCGGGCGAGGATGTCCTCCTCGACCGCGGCCACCGTCGCGTTGGCGGCGTTGGACACGTCGGCCACGGCCAGGGCCAGCGCCTCGATCAGCACCACCTCAGGGCTGGCGTTGCGCGGCACCCAGCCGGTCAGCGCCGACGCCAGAGCCTGCAGCGACTGTGCCGCCAGGTCCGACGGGTAACGGGTGTCCAGCGGCGCACCGATCGCCGAGACGTCGAACGCCATCTAGACCTCCTCCTCGTCCCAGGCGACGGTCACGTCGACCCACTGCCGTCCACCGCGCTGCGCGGTCGTCACGTCCACCACGGCCAGGTCCGGCTCGCACAGCCCGACCGCCGCGGTGACCTCGGCCTTGCTCACCCCGACCGCCACCGGGTCGAAGATCCCGAAGTCGGGTGCCAGTGCGCGCTCGCCGACGGTGGTGGACACGATCGCGAGGGCCAGCTGCTGGGCCTGCAGGGCGCTGCCCTGTTCGACGGTCGCGAACCGCCCGTCGCCGTCGAGGCGCAGCGGGTGGGCCAGCAATCTCACGTCAGCACTCCGATCACGATGAGGTCCGGTGTGCTCGGCCCGCCGACGTCGGCGACCAGCACACTGTTACCGACCGACGGCGCGGACCCGACCCGCTGGCACGGGCCCATCTGCCCGTACTCGGCGGTGTCGACGTACACCCCAGCGGCGGTGACCTTGGTGACACGGGCGCGGATCATGGCGAGTACCACCCCAGCAACGTGCCGAACGTGCGCTCGGCGGCGTCAGCCGGGCCGATGCTCCACTGGCCCTGCGAGAAGCCGCCCTGCTCGTTCATGTCGGTGCTCAGCACCCGACCGCCGCCGAGGTAGACCGTGGCGTGGCCGATGTTGCTGTTGTCGTACAGCAGCACCGCGCCGGGGACCACCTCGCGGCTGGCGTGCTTGCGGCCGGGCGCGAGAGCCGCCCACAGCGACTCGGGGTTGGGCTGGTTGCCGTTCTCGTGGGCGTAGCCGGCGACCTCCTGGGCGTACCACAGGCAGCCGTTGTAGATCTGGTGCCCGCCGAGCCCGCCGCGGTTGTTGCGGTAGATGGAGAGGATGGTGTCCACGCTGCGTCCGCGCCAGCCCGCCGGGCGGGCGACGTCGCTGTAGGACGAACCCTTGATCGGCTGTCCCGCGCCCTGCCCGCCGGTCCCGTTGCTGCCGTTCTTCGGCCTGGACTTCAGCGGCCGGGACAGCCCCACGTCCACCGTCGGGCTGTCGTCGCTGAACCCGACCGAGTCGACCAGCCACAGCCCATTGTCCTGACTGGTGGCCCTGCCGATGTTGACCAGATGCCACGGCCGCAGCCTGCGGCCCGACGCGTCGGCCAGCACGCTCAGGCTCGCCTCGGCGGCCTGGCCGCGGTCGTCGAGGCTGGACCGCGACGAGAACGCCGCGAACTCCAGCGGGGTCAGCGACGGGGCGACGCCGGTCACGTTGACGTTCCAGATCGGCAGCCCGGTGCCGCCCTGGAACGCCCACCACGGTGTGCCCACGTAGACCCGGTTGTCGAACTCGACCCACTCGACCTCGGTCTCGCTGGCCAAGTTCGCGATCACGTCCAGCACCGACTCGCCGCGCTTCTGCACGATCGTGCGCCGCTTCGCGCCCGGCTCCACCAGCGCGGTCCCGCCGGCCTTCTTCACCCGTGAGGTGATCCACTGCTGCGGGGTGATGTTCTTGTCAACGCTGCGCCCGGTCATGTTCCGCAGCCGCCGGGCCAACTGTGAGCGGGCGGTGAACGTCAGCCAGACGTCGTCGCCGCGGTAGTCCCGCTCCACAGCCGCCACCTGGAACCGGGCGCCCTCGAACCGCAAGGTGGTGTCTTCGCGCAGCAGCCCGCGTTTGGACAGTGCCCGGTCCACGTCCACGGCCGGGAAGTTGAACTCCGCGACCGCCCCGACCCGGTAGTCGAACGACAGCCCGCCGATGGTGTCGGAGATGTCGGCCAGAGTCAGGTCGTTGGCGAGCACGACACCGCTGGCCAGCGGGGCCGTCTTCTTGCCGGCCATGTCGCCTCAGCCCTTCTTCGACGCCCGCGACACGCGGCCGCGGACCCTGGGGACCGGGCCGACGTTGATCTGCGCGTCCGAGGCGGCCTTCAGTGTCAGCGACACGTCGACGATGCTGGGGTAGCCGTCGTCGTCCCGGCCCAGCTCGGTGATCTGCGGGGGGTCCATCCGCCACAGGCCGGTGTTCATCTTGCCCATGAGCAGTTGGAACGCGGCCTTCGTCTTGGCGATCTGGCGCAGGTCGTCGAGCATTGGCTGCACCGACTGCCTGTAGTCCTCGTGGCGCAGCGTGAATCCCAGCGTGCGTTCCTCGGTGGTCCGGTACGTGGGGATGGCCAACTGATTACGGCCGGGCCGGTCCAGCGTGGACGTCGTCCAGGCCGGGAACGTGACCGTGGAATCATCCGGCCACACCGGCAGCCACAGGTGGATGTTCAGCGCGACGCAGCGCAGCAGCACCTGCTCGGCCATCAGGTCCGCTCCCGTTCCAGTCGGCGTTGGCGGGCCTGCATCTGCTCCAGGCGGCGGATCGCCTCGCTCTCGTCGCGGACCACCATCTGCCCGACCAGCGGCGCCGACGCCCCGTCACGTTCGACGATCACCCGCTCCTGCACCAGGGTGGCCTGCGCCCCGGCTGTGGACAGCAGATGGTTGGGGACGACGAACCCGGCAGTGTGGAAGTCGCGGACCTCGGGGCCGCTCTCGCCGATCATGTACGGGCTGCCGGTCTTCGGGACGAACAGTTCCGGGCCGAGCTCGCCGACCATGTAGGTGCCGCCTGCCATGACCGGCCCACCGGTGAACAGCAGGCCGTCGAGGATCGCGCCCAGGCCGGGGATCTTGCTCAGCCAGTCCTTCATGGTCTGGATCGCGTTGGGCAGCCCCTCGGTCAGCCCGGACCACAGGTTCTTGAAGAAGTCCTTGATCCCGCCGATGATGCTGCCGATCCGGTCCTTGACGCTGCGGAAGCGTTCCACGATCTTGCCCCACACCGTCTTGACCGAATCCCACACCGCCCGGTTGGCGGTGATGAACGCCCCGAAGATGCGCCGCACCGTTGGCCAGAAGATCTTCGAGATGTACGCACAGACGAGTTTGATGACACCCCAGATCGCCTTGAACACGAACTTGATCACCGGCCACACGACCTTAGAGATGTACGTCCACCACAGCTTCAGGTAGGTGCGGATCACCGGCCAGGCGTACTTCTTGAACCAGTCGACGAACCACTTCACGGCCTTCTGAATCCACTGCCACGCCGCCTGCACGGCGTTGCGGAACCATCCGACCTTCTTGTAGGCCAACACCAGCAGTCCGATCAGCGCGCCGATGGCCATGATGATCAGGGTCACCGGGTTGATCGCCATGACCGCGTTGAAGACCATCATGGCGACGGTCATGACACCGATCGCACCGGCGGCGGCGAGGAAAACCTGCTTGTTGTCGGAGATGAACGTGATCACCCCGCCGACCGCCGGGCCGACCTTGTCGATCACACCGGACAACGTGTCGAACGCTTTGCCGACCCCGTCGATCAGGCTCTTGAGTCCCCGCTTGATCTGCGGCAGGTACTTCTTGACCATGTCGGCGGCGGCCAGGGACACGGTGTCCTTCAGCGTCGACATCAGCCCGCCGAGGGTCTGGGACTGCTTTCCCATCAGCCCGTCGTACTTCTCGCCCATACCGTCGATCAGTTTGGGCAGCCCGCCCGCGCCGAACAGCTTCGCCGCGCCGCCTTGGCTCTCCACCATCGCCTGCAGCTGCGGGACGGTCATGCCCATCTTCTTGGACAGGATCTCCCACGCCGGTATCCCGGCCTCGGTCAGTTGCAGCATCTCCTCACCGGAGATCTTGCCCTTGGCCTGCATCTGGCCCAGCGCGTTGGTGATCTGGTCGATGCCTTCCTGACCCTTGCCGGTCGCCGAGGCGGCGTCGCCGATCACCATCAGGTTCTTCTGCGCTTCCTTGGCGGTGAACCCGAACGCCAGCAGCCGCTGGGTGGACTGCGTCAAACCCGACAGTTCGAACGGGGTCTTGGCCGCGGTGTCCTTCAGCCAGGCCATCATGTCGCCGGCCTTCTTCGCCGAGCCGAGCATCTGCTCGAGCGCGATCTGGGACTGCTCCAACTGGCTGGCGGTGTTGAAGCCGATGATGCCCAGCCCTGCGGTGGCCGCGCCGCCGGCCATCATCCCGCCCTTGGCCAGTGATGCCAGCCCCGAGCCGCCGATGCCGGAGACCTTGTCCCGCAGCGTGGCCATCTTCGCCTTGACCGCGTCGATCGCGGCGATCCAGCGGGCCTTGAACTGCGCCGCGACGTACGACACCTTCATCTTGAGCACGTCCCAGGCGCGGGTCTGCACCTTGATGGTGCCGGTGACCGATGCGGTGAGCCGGGCCACGCCCTGCATCGCCTGGGCCTGCTGCTTGGCGGCCAGCCGTGCCTGCACCCTGGCGCGGGTCTCCTCGGCGATCAGTTTCTTGGACTCCGCCGCGACGATGCGCTGCTCCTGGCGCAGACGCTCGAGGGCGAGCTTCTGGTCCTGGATCTCTTTGCGCACCCGCTCGTAGGAGTCGGCGGCGTCGAGGTTGCCGCTCTCGACCTCCTTGGCGTAACGGGCCTGCTCGGTCTCCAAGCCCTTGATGGACTTGCGGACCTTGGAGATCTCCTGGGTCATCTCGTCGCGGGCCTCGAGGACGATCTGGACCTTGTCACCGCTGGCCACGTTTGACCTCCTCAGCCTGTTTCCTCATTCGCCGGTCGGCCTCGTGCAGCATCGCCACCAGCACCGGGAACTCCGACTCGTCCCTGTCGAGGAACGCCGCCGGGTCGCAGCGGAACACCATCCCGTAGGACACCGCGTACTGCACGATGTCCAGGGACAGCAGATCCGCTAGGTAGGGTTTTCGGTGCTCTCCAGCGGGGCACCGTCAGGGTCGAACCCCGACTCCCGCAGCAGTGCGGCGGCCAGCGCGTCGACGTCGAAGTCGCGGCCGACCAGTTTCACGACGGCCTCACCGGCGGTCGGCACGCCCAGGTCCGCCTGGGTCTCCCGGTCTGTGAACGTGGCCGGGTCGCCGGACTCCAGAAACGTCGTCTCACCGTTTTGCCATATCTCCAGGCAGCAGTTCGCCAGCAGCGACACGTTCGCCTGATGCATGGCCAGCAGCTCGTTCTTCGGGTAGAGCCGGGTGCCGCCCTTCTGCGAACTGGCGATGTCGTCGGAAGTGGCCGTGCGGAACAGCAGATCCACACCGGGAGAGCCGGGCACCGGCAGCAGTACCCGGCGCTCCCGCTTGGCGTTGGCCTGGTCGATCGCAACCTTGAACAGGCTGCTCACGGCGCGGGCACCTCCCACTCGATGATGATCTTCTGCATGTCCTCGGCATTCAGATCACCCTTGCGCGGGGTGTACTTGGACACCACACAGTTCTTGTACTCGTCGGCGTCGCCGGACTTCACCCCGGCCGCGTCGACACTGACCAGCTTGAGTGTCGTGCCCTCGAACTTCTCGCCGGCGTTGAGCTGTGCGATGAACGTCGCGTGGGCGATCGGGTCGAGGTGCGCCTCGGTGGTGATGTTGTCCCGCGACGACTTCCCGCCGTACACCCGCTCGACGTTCGGGGATGTGTAGAACCTCTGGTTGGAGTGGCTGATCTCCCCGCCTTCGAGCTTGTCCCACTCGATGGTGTTCGGGATCAGCGGGTGGATGACCGACACCAGCGTGTCAGCAACAGATGTGAAACCCATGGTGTGCGATCTCCTTAGATGTTCTGGTCAGCCGACGCCGACACGATGACGAAGTCCACGAAGCCGATCTCTTCGCTGAAGCGCAGGGAGCAGGACGCGGCGATCCGCGAATCGCTGACGTCCCCGGCACTCACGGACGCCCGGTAGCCGACCCCGTCCCCACCGACCAGCCACGGCGTGAAATGGTCGAGCACCGCCGCGACCGCGGCGCGGGCGTCGTCGAGCACCGCCGGGGTGGCCGGCAGCCCGACGAACCCGTCGAGGGCACGCCCGCCGAGATCCGCGACGGCGTTGATCATGTCGCGGAACTGCAGGGCCTGCAGCTTCGGGTTGGCGTTGACACCCTCAGCGGTGGCCCACACGTCGACCCCGACCGCGTTGGGCAGGGTACGGATGGTGATCACCCCGGCGTTGAGAAGGCTGGTGTGGGTGGCATCGTCGACGTCGACCAGCGGGGTGAAGCCCTTCACCAGGGTGTGGGCGGCGCGGGTCAATGCCGAGGCGCCCAGGCCGTACACCGAGATGGCGCGGGAGCGCAGCGTGCCGGCGTAGATCGTGCCGTCGATCACCTTGTAACCGCCGGTGCCGTC